TTATATTGGAGTCGCTAAAAATGGTTTTAAATTCTATTGCTTTGCAAGTAATGAAGATGAAGCGAAAGTAAAACAAGATAATTTAATATTGTTATATCCAGAAGTAAAAAGAATATAGTTATGAGTGTAAGTGATAAGATGAAAGGAAATACAAACGCTGAAAAATGGACTTTAGATGAAGCTAATAAGTTTTGTGATAGTGTTTTAGATATATTAGAAAACCATAAAAAAATTAGAACTTTAGGCGGGGCGTGTTTAAAAGCTGGAGGTTATGAACAATTAATAAACTATTTAGAAGATAAATTTAATACTGTTTTTGTATCAATAAAAAAGAGCCGTGAAATAGTTAAAGAAAGACTAATTGAACAAGGCTTAGATGGTGATGCTAATCCTACTATGGCTATATTCATTTTAAAGAATAATCATAACATGACTGATAAGCAACAAACGGACGTAACCACTAACGGAAAAGATGTAAACGGAACGCCTAATATAGTTTTTCTTGACTTAGATAGTGATGAAGATAATGAGTAAATGGATATAAAATTTAGTAAGAAATATCAAAACCTTTTTAAACTTCTAAGAAACGAATACAAAGAAGTAGATACAATAGTTATAACAGGAGGGCGTTCATCTGCTAAGTCTTTTGTTGTAGCTATTTTCTCTTTAGTAGGGTTAGTAGAGTACGCATGGGATATTTTATACACTCGTTTTACAAATGTATCTATTACCGATTCTGTTAAACCCGAAGTAGATGGTAAAATTGAGCTTTTAAACTATCAAAATAAAGTAGTTTCAACTAATACGCATATTGAACACAAAGGTAATAGAATAGCTTTTAAAGGTATTAAGACAGGAAGCAAACAACAAACTGCTAACCTTAAGTCTTTGAGTGGGTTTAATGTTTTTGTAGTAGATGAAGCAGAAGAACTACCAGATTACGAAACATTTGAAAAGGTTTTTTTATCTATCAGAAGCAACCAAAAAAGAAACTTAACTATATTATTATTAAATCCTGCTTCAATACATCACTGGATATATAAATATTTCTTTTTAGGTAAACGAATTAAAGCGGGTTACAACGGTGTTAAAGATAATGTTATGTATATTCATACTTCTTACTTAGACGTTCCGCAGGAGTACATAGCTGATAATATAAAGGCGTATTATAAAAATCTAAAGATAACCAACGGAAAGAAATACAACGAGGTTGTAATGGGCGGATGGTTAGACTCAAAAGAAAATAGAATATACAAAGGCTTCGGAATGGTTACTAAAGAGTTTTACGATGGTTTACCTTATCCAGAGTATTACGGAATGGATTTTGGTTCTACTAATCCAAGTTCTGTTGTAGGTGTTAAGTTTGATGGTAATGATAGTTTCTTTAGTCATGAATATTTATACAAGCCTATTAGTCAAATGACAGGTACATTAGCTGAAAACTTAATTGCAGCAGGTGTACGTAAAGATTTACCTTTAGTTTGTGATAGCGCAGACCCTACGAGAATAGGAGAGCTTTTAATGGCTGGTTTTAATGCTATGCCAGCAAACAAAGGAGCGGGTTCTGTTAATCAGGGTATCGACTTTGTTAATTCTATGAAGAACTTTTATACAGAATGTTCTTTAAACTATGAAAATGAATATGAAAATTATGAATGGGAGGTTATAAACGGAATGAATTTAGATAGACCGATTAAAAAAAATGACCACATTTTAGACGCAGACAGGTATATTAAAACATTTTTACAATTTTATTTAGGTATTAATCAAAAATAATTTAAAAATAAATTAACTTTTATTTGTTTTATTCAAATTAATTTTATTATATTTGTGAATTATAACAACACGTTCTTTATTTATGGGATTATTTGACTTTTTGAAAAAAACTAAAATAACAAGAAGATACGACGGTACAGTTTCTTTTGAGCTTGATAACAATGCTTTTAGCAGTTCTCAAGAATACTTAAAATGGAGTTTAAACAATCCTGTTTTATTCTCTATTATTGCACTACGTTCAAAAATGGTTTCCCAAATGAAGATAACACACATTGACTCAAAAGGGAATGTTATAGAAAATAGCGACGTTTTAAAACTATTAAAACAACCTAATTATTTCCAATCACAAGAAGACTTCTTTTTTCAATTAGCTTGGTTCTTATCGGTTAACGGTAACAACTATACTTACAAAAAACAACCTTTATCGACTCAATTACCTAAATCACTTTACAACCTTATACCGAGTGAAATAGACTTTGATAAGGTAATGAACATTGATAGATTTATTAGTGAAGATAAAGACTTCAAAGAAGTAGGTAAAAAGACTATTAATTACACTTTAGATAGTCAAGAGTATAAATTACCTTTAAATACTATTATACCTTTTTACGATATTACCAACGGTTTAACTTGTAATTCATTATTAGCAAGTCCGTCACGTATTAAAGCTATTGAAAAAACCCTAATGAACATTGATGAGAATTTAAAGTCTAAAAACTTGAATTTAAAGATGTCGCAAAAGTATTTAGGTGTTAATAAAGATAATTTTAACGGTGTTAGTTCTCCTTTAAAAGCTGGAGATAAAGAAATTATAGAAAAGACTTTAATGTCTAAATCTTTACTTACTACTAATGGAAACATAGAGGTTAAACACTTAATAGGAGATTTAAAAAGGCTTTACTTAGATGAGCAGTTTGCACAAGATGCTCAAACTTGTTTACTTGCATTTGGTTTAAATAATGATGTTTTAAATTACTTTGCAGGGGGTTCTTCTACATTTGAAAACCAAGAAAAGGGAGAGCAGAGATTTATACAAAATGAAATACAAAGTACATCTGATAACATAGTTAATAGCTTTGCATCTTCTTTGGGTTTAATTGATAAGGGAGAAAGTTTAAAAGCTACGTTTGACCATTTACCTATTATGCAAAGTTTAATGTTAGATAAGATTGCAGTACTTACTGAATTGCAAAATACTATTAAGATAGGTTTAGAGAATGGAACTATGCAAAGTTCAGAAGCTATTGAAATGACAAAGAATTTACGAATTAAATTAGGTTTATAATGGATGTAAAAGAAATTGAGAAACATTTAACTAAAGAAGATTTAAGTCCAGAGTTAAAGAAAGCATTGGAGCAAAGAAAAAAAGCATTACTAAATAATAATGAAATATTAAAATGATAAAATGCAAGGTATTAAATAAAGAGTTTGCAACTAAAGAAGATATGTTTGCAGAGTTAAGAAAATCAAAGAAACAATTAATTGATTTTAAAACTTCACAAATATACAAGAGTTGTGAAAAAGACAATAGTATTTATGCGCGCCCTATTGATGTATCTAAGTACTCAGAGGCTAACAAAGGGATTCAAGGAGATGAAAACTTTTATTATGTAGCTGTTAATTCTACAGGTATATTGGATAGTCATGGAGATTTACACGTAAAAGGTATTTGGAATAAGTCAATTAAAGAACAACAAGGTAAAAACTATTTAGTATTAGACCATAAAATGGAGGTTGGTAATACAGTAGTTAAAAAAGAATACATAGAAACTTTTGCAATGGATTTGCCTTTTAGTGTAGTTGGTAAAAATTATGATGGTAATGGAGAGTTTTTAATTTATAAATTCCCTAAAGACAAAGTAATTAATTCAATTGCTAAAGAATGGTTAGAGAGTGGAGACGCAATAGAAAGTTCTGTAAGGATGCAATATGTTAAAGTATCTTTAGCAATGAATAGCGAAAACAAAGCAGATGCAGAAGAAAAATCCACCTATGATAATAACATTGATTTAGTAGCTAATAAGTCAGACTTTGACAATATAGAGTATTTCTTTGTAGTTAAAGAAGCTGCTAACAGAGGAGAAAGTAGTTTGGTGTTAGCTGGTAGTAATCATGTTACTGGCGTAATACAAATTGAAGATAAACAAGAGCCGCTGAAAAGCACTATTGATAACGAGCCGTCAAGCGACACTCAAACAGAATTACAAAAACAATTATTAACAGAATTATTACAAAAATTTTAAACAAATGGAAGAAATTATTAAAGAATTAGGTCTTAAAATAGACGCTATGAAAAACGA